GGAATTGATTATGATAGATTTGAGGCTGAATACGCAGCCGGTAATTATATATATACCCGAGATAATCCTATAGCCCCTCGCGATGCGTATATAATACGCTTAATCCACCCCACTTGTCATAACGAGGTGTTGGTGACGTTTACGGATTTCTCAGAAGCAGTTGAATATATCTCAGATAGATGTAAATTATTCGATGATAAAGAGACAAAACAGAACGACGGAGTTGCTGAATATTGCAATTCTTTCTTCAAATCTCAGAATGAAGAGTTTGAAGATGCTGTTGAAGAGCCTTCTTGTTTTTGTTTTTGTAGGGAAATTATAGACGAATATGACAAAATATATCGTCCAAATGAACCTCATTTATGCTTCAAAAGTCTCCGGGAATATATGGATGCTGTAGAAAAAGAAATAAAGTTCCGTAATGAACGTCGCAAAAAGAGAATGTCCAAGTTGAGGTTGTTTCTTGTGGAATTTAAGGAGTATGTAGAATACTATACGTGCCTTGTCAAGTCTTATATAGATGAAGGTCTTAAACGTATGGAAGCTTTTGCGAATAAGCATCCTGTGTGGGCTACTATTATAATGACGGCGGCGTATTATAAGCTCTTTACTTCTGTGATGAAGTGGTCGTTAAATTACGCAAATAATGCTATGGAGGCTCACATTAAGAAAAATAGTGCCGACCCTGCTTGGGAAAAAGAGTTTAAACGGAAATTAGCTCAATATCCAGGTGCTTACGAATCTCGTTACGGTTGTAAATATGAACCAGAATCACAGTCGTCCGAGCATAATGAAAGGAACCGTAAGGTACAGAGAGTTAGAGTTTTGAATAAACGAACTACAGGAGATATAAAACCCCAGCTGGAAACATCTGACTATTTGATTAGTCTGAGAAATAGCATGTGTCGTCTTGTAATATATTACAAGATTGGAAATGATGATCGCATTGCAGTGGCGGATAGCGCTCTAAATATAGCGGGTGATGTTTTTGTTTTAACACGGCATTATTGGAAACGAGTTCTTCAATATCGAAATATCAGTGACTCATACAAACTTAGAATCTATTGGCCCAGTAAAAGCCACCGCCGTTTTGCTGATATAGATATGAACGAAGTCTTAGAGTTTCCCCGTGAACAGATGTGGGAACATGCAGAGGATCTCGTTTATTTGAAGTTCACCAATATTGTAACAGGGCGTAATATAATAAATAAGTTTACGTCTCTAAATGACAACCCTAATTTATTTAATGCCTACTTGTATGGAATACGCGCTTTGTCGCACAGGTGTAATGAGGATTGCGAAATATTGTACTCTGGACAATCAGTGTGCATAGAACGCATGAATGTAGTTAAAGCGAGGCTATTAGGCACGTCAGATGTATTGCAGCCTGACGAAATCGTTGATGATAAGCTAAAATATGTTACTCCTGGTCGTACTGAAGACATTAAACAAGCCTATGTCGAGGGTTTTGACACACGAGTCAGTACATACTACAAATATAACAAGTGTCTAACGAGAGCAGGAGATTGTGGCATGCTCCTTATGCATCAGGACCCACGAACACCAGGTAAAATACTTGGAATGCACGTTGCTGGGGACGATGTAGAGAAGCTAGGAGTGTCGTGTCCAATTTTTAAGGAAGATCTTGAAGATGTGCTTAATTATTTTAAGCCAATCCACAAAATATATGATGAACAATATGTAGAACCTGTAAAACCTTCTAGAGGTTTGGGTGCTCAAGCGTCAGAGCTTGACTTAATTGTAGAAGGACAAACATCATCATTCTTGTTCAATGGGAAAACGCGAGAGTATAAAGTTAGTGTTCCCAGCAAGACTAAAATATCTAAAAGCGTTGTATTCGACTTAATGGAGGAGGATATTGGTCCGCATACCATGGAACCAGCCAAATTAAATAAGGGTTTGGTAGACGGTAAAGAAATGTCACCTATGCTTTTGAGTTTACAGAAACAGATTGTGTGTACAACTAGTATAGAAACTGAGTTGTTTAAAGATATAGAGGAACACGCCATAAATACTGTTTTGTCTTGGTATTCGCCATGGCTTATCATGGAGAAACGCATATTGTCTAATTTCGAAGCAATAAATGGTATTGAAGGCTTAAGACCAATTGATATAAAGACATCTTCTGGTTTTCCTTTTTGTAAAATAAAAGGCTCCGGAAGTAAAAGATTATGGGTTGTAGAGTTAAAACAAGAGAATGGTAGAAGCGTTTACGAACCCACTGAAGAGTTGACTAATATGATAGAGTATAGAGAAGATAGTGCCAAGAAAGGCCAAATAGTTCCTACATATTTTGTTGACACATTAAAAGACGAAACCCGTCTTATTGAGAAAGTGAAGGCTTATAAAACTCGATTGTTCCAAGTTGGTCCTTTCGATTTAACCATTTTAATTCGTAAATATTTCGGTATATTCATGGCTCACTGCCAAAATACACCCATAAGTGGAGAGATGGGTATAGGTATAAACCCTGATAGCCTACAGTGGACTATGCTTTTAAAAAGGTTAGAAGAGGTTGGAAGTAAATACATAGCTGGAGATTTTAGTCATTATGACGCCAGCCATGCCTCTCAAATCGGATATTCATTAGCAAATTGTGCTAACGAGTTTTATAATGATGGACCACTTAATGCTTTAGTAAGAGTTGTTTGTATGGTGACACTTTTTTCCTCAGACCACTTGATGGACAACTTGTGGTATGTTATGATGCAGGCGAATCCATCAGGCAATCCTTTAACAACAATAGTTAATTGTTGGGCCGGTATGGTTTACTTCCGCTATGTTTATACTCAAGTAGTCTCCAGAGACCTTAAGTATTTTAAAAACCACGTAGGGTTAAGTATGGTCGGCGATGACAATTTAGCTGCAATAGGAGGTGCTGCCGTTGGAAAGTTAACGATGAAAGCTTTAGAAACCGAATTAGCAAAATTAGGAATTGTGTACACCTCAGCAACAAAAGGCTCAATAAGTGGAGACTATGTACCTAAGGACGAGATCACTTATCTAAAGAGACACTTTGTCTATGACAGAGATAATGATCTTTATCTAGCGCCTTTAGATATAGACGTAGTGTATGAGATTCCTCGTTGGGCCCAAGGTGACCCTCTTGACATGGTCAATCAAATGTCGAGGTTTAATCAGAGCCTGCTTTTTATGGCGGCCCATGGTAAAGAAAAATTCCTTAAGTTGAGAAAAGTTTATTCTCGATATTGTACCACTCTGTCATTGGGGGGTTGTACATTGGACGGAGAGAAAGTATACTTCGATATAGACCCAAATGAGTTGTTTACATACGAGCGGTGTAAACAAATATGCTATCCTAGCATATATAAGGATCTAATTGATCTCAGGACATGTGTTAGTAGCGCACATGAACTGTTGCAATTGTCCAGCTCGGACTGAGATGTCCTTAAACTAGTTACTACCCTCGGCCTCAATTTGATAGTTTGTGCGTCGATTGTATTTAAAACTATCGCTAAATACAATTTTAATCACCATATTAGTTATGTCACTGAAAATTTAGAAAATCTTCTAGAATTGGGCTCTTTAGTGGGGGGTGTTTTTCACCCTCAAACTAGTGAACACAATGAAAGAAACAAAAAAATAATAAAAACTAGACGTTTGTCTAAAAATACTATAGAAAAGTTAAAACCTCAGAGTGTTGAGTTTGATTCTAATTTTTATCCTCAGAGCGAAGAGCCTGTTGAACAAGAGTTGCTGCAAGAAAATGCCGATAAAGACATTATAACACAAGAAATTACAACTTTTGATGATACCCATACTAGGCACGAAACTGGTGAAGGTATGGATTTTTACGAAATAAACAACACCATGCCCCCAGTTGATCTTAATAAATTTTTGGAACGGCCGGTTATGTTTGATACAATAAATTGGGCTTCTTCCGATGTGCTAGGTGTTAGTAAAGGCGTTTGGGTGTTTCCTGATGTGTTTACTTCCAACAACACAATAAGAGCAAAGTTAGAAAAGATTGCGTTTTGGAGACCTACGTTTGAAATTACTATTAGGATTAATGGTACTCCAATGCATTATGGTAAACTTGTTTTTGCTTGGATTCCTCAAGCTAAGGCTTTAAATCCTGGGTATTCTACTTCCTATTTTAGTATGTTTTCCAATCGTTGGTTCCAGGTCTCAGCCTCTTCCAATCAGGCAACAACTATAACTATTCCTTACTGTCACTATCGAGAAATGATAAGTGTGGGAGCTCAACAGATTGACTTATTTAGTCTTTACTGTTTTGTAGCTAGTCCCCTTACCTCGGTAAATGGTGCAGCTCCTAGTGTTAATATTTCTCTTTACGCTAAAGTATGTAATACTGGCGTTGTTGGATATAATCCAAATAGTAATTGGACCTCACAAGCAGGTCAAGGGAAAAGGACGAGGAAAGTTATAGGTCCTTCTGAGGATGAAACTAAAACAGCTGATAATAAGGTTGTTTCTACTTCTGTTAAAAGTTTAGCGGGTACAGTCTCGATGTTCGATTGGGTACCGTTTATAGGTGAATTTGCCAAACCAGTGTCCGACGGTATTGGTATGATTGGTAATATTCTTAGTTATTTTGGGCTATCAACGCCTGTTTACTTAGAACCAACTCAACCAATGCAAATAAGGCAACCAAGAATGTTGCAAATTGAAGATTGCCCGACAACTTTAACAATGGGACCTAAAGCTGCTATGCCGGTATCGAAAGATTATGCCATGGTGAATGATGAGATGGATTCTTCCTCATTGTTGAGGTTTATGCAGAGACCAGCCTTAGTTTATGTTGGTCAAATTACTTCTGCTTTGCCTGAAGGTATAACCCTGTATGAAGCACCTGTATCACCCACCAATTATTTTTGCTACGACTATGTTAACCCTTTAGGTTCACTATTTGTGGTATCACCGTTGCAATGGATGTCAAGTTACTTTGGTTTGTGGCGAGGTGGTATTCGGATCCATTTAGCATTTATCTGTTCTCATTTTCATTCTCTGCGTGTAAGGATATGGTACTATCCCTATGTTCCTTTACTAAATGTTAATACTTTACCAACAGTTACTTCACCCAGTGATGAGGACATGATTAATGTCGTCTTAGATATAACTAAGGAAACCGATTTCTCGTTTACCATACCTTATTGTCAGCAATCTGAATGGCTAAATGTATCACAAGGTTTAACCACACCGATGCAGCCTAATTACTCTTATAACAATGGTTATTGGGGCATACAATTGGTGAATCCTTTGACATCAGGTGCAACAACGGTTTCAGCTATAAATTATCAGGTGTTTGTTAGTGCTGCGGCTGATTTCCAGCTTGCTGCGCCTACACAACAAAATGTGCCTGCCAACGGGCATTTTGCGCCCCAAGCTGAGGAATTTTCACCTCAATCGGAGTTTAATTTGTTAGATTGCGAAATTCCTTCTTCCTCTATGCAATGTCTAATGCAGAAGGATTATCCTCCTCTTGGTAACGTAGCCAGAGGAAGAGTTAATCATGCAACATTTGTTGGAGATGAAATAACTTCAGTGAAACAATTATGCAATATGCTCAGTCCATACACTTCCATAGGAGCGACAGCCGGTAGTTTTGTAGAAAATATAATAACTCCTACTGGTTATATAGGGTATGAGACGAATGCAGCGGCTAGTTTCAATTGGACATTTGTTATGATGACTGTATATAGGTACTGGAGGGGTGGCCTGCGATATGCGGCTAGAACCGTAGATCAAACTGCCGTAGCACAAGTGTATTCGTATTATGTTACTAATGGTCAGGTGGCAGCATTTACCCAAGTAGGTGTAGCTTCTGATATAAATAATATCACAGGTGGCACCTATTGGGGGTATCAAATGAGCAATGCTCAGTTTACGAAGTTGGATATAAATCCCGTAGACATAGTGTTGCCGTATTATAATTATTATAAGTGCTATCCCACTAATATGACTGTGTTTAGAGCAGAATTGGATAATTTGCCGTGTCAACAAGTTATAGTGCAAGTTCAAGGAACTTCGTCCGCACCAATTGCTTCTTTTATTAGTGGTGCTGATGATTTCTTGCTAGGATACCAGATTGGTATTCCATTGCAACGGACGTCTTTTGTCTAAACACAGAGAAAGTTTTATGTAGATTCTTTCAATTTAAAAATCTACGTTTCAATACATCTACGTTGCTATTTACGTTTTAGCTTATTGCTAAAGAAAAAGACTTTACTTTAAATAATATAAAATTTAATTTTATTCAAATCGAGGGTACGAAGACTATTGCAGTCCGAGTTAATTACGTACTGTCGTCAGTCAAACTGTTTACGTTGGGCCGACGATTCGGCCCTCG